GTGGCACCTGTTCCTGATGCAACGTATTCTTTTCAAATTCATTTTAATGCAAAACCTACAGGTTTAGAAACTAATACTTCTGGAACCTATATTAGTAGGTACTTCCCTCAAGGGCTATTATATGCTTCTTTAGTAGAGGCGTATGGATTTTTAAAAGGTCCAATGGAGATGTTGACACTATATGAAAACAAGTATAAACAGGAACTAGAGAAATTTGCAGGAATGCAAATTGGAAGACGTAGACGAGACGATTACACGGACGGAACAGTTCGTATACCAATCGAGTCTCCGCCTCAATAATAAGGAGTAAATTATGGCAATAACATCAGCAGTGTGTACCTCATTCAAAGTTTTGGCATTGAAAGGTTCAATGAATTTTACAGCTTCGACTGGCGACACATTTAAAATTGCATTGTTTACAAGTTCAGCGACTCTCGGAGCAGCAACAACTGACTATTCAACGTCTAATGAAATTACAAATACATCTGGAACCGCTTACACGGCTGGAGGAGAAGCACTAACTAGTGTTACCCCAGTTGCTGACAGCACTACTGCAGTTTGTGATTTTTCTGATGTTTCATGGTCTAGTGCTTCGTTTACTGCCAATGGGTGTTTAATTTATAATACTACAACTGGCACAGGCACAGGAACAACTGATACTGTTTGCGCCATTGCTTTTGGTGGAGACAAAACAGTTTCAAGCGGAACTTTTACAATTCAATTCCCAACAGCAGACGCTTCGGACGCTATACTAAGATTAGCATAAGGAGATAAATCCTTATGGCTAACACTTGGAATAAAGCCGGTACAACGTGGGGCTACAATTCTTGGGAATCTGACACCGTCACTCAATCACCTACTGGTCAAGCCGCAACTGCGAGTGTTGGAAGTGTAACAGCTTACAATGAAGCAGGTTGGGGTTCTGATACTTGGGGCACAGAAGACTGGGGAGAATCAGGTTTAAGTCTTTCAGTTACAGGTTTCGGAATGACAATGTCCCTCGGGACAGCAATCGGCGAAGTTAACGTTGGTTGGGGTAGAGATACCTGGGGCGTAAACGGTTGGGGTAGTGATGAAGTTCTTGTTAAACCAACTGGTGTTGAAACTACTGCTCTTAGTGGTATTACTACATGGGGAAATAATGCGTGGGGTCATGGCGCATGGCAAACATATACTATTGATTTTGAAATTGGAGAACTTCCTACCGGAGTTTCCGCAACAGCTTCTGTTGGAAGTCCTGATATTAAATATTCATCTACACAAATACCAACCGGTGTAAGTTCCACTGTTTCTTTAGGCTCTATCTCCATTAATAATGGGGCTGATCATACTCAAGGATTATCCGGACAATCAGCAACTGCTTCAGTTGGATCATTCGGTTTTGCATGGATTGATTTCCCAAGTGGGGTTTCTGCTACAGCTTCGATTGGAAGCGTTACAATTACTTCTGTTGAATTAATAGATGTTACTGGTGTTTCGGCTACAGCTAGTGTAGGATCAATTAGTCCTACTGAAATGGCAATTGGCTTGACAGGAGTGTCGGCTACAGCTAGTGTAGGATCAATTAGTCCTACTGAAATGACTGTAGGATTAACGGGAGTTTCTGTTACAGCGACCGTCGCTGATTTAACAACTTCCAGCGGGGGTGGAATTTTTGCATATGCGGATATTGACACAGGATCAAATATTACGTATACAGATGTAACAGCACCTTAGGAGAAAAATAAATGGCTTCAAGTTATAATAATTTAGGTATCGAACTACAGGCAACAGGCGAAAATGCCGGTACATGGGGTACTAAAACTAATACAAATTTAAATTTAATCGCAGAAACATGGGGTTGGATATCCATTGATATGGCGGATGCCGACGTCACACTTGCAATGACAAGTGGTGAAGCAGCAAACGGCAGAAATTATATTATAGAATTAACAGGAACATTAGCAGGTACTAGAGTTTTAGATATTCCTGCTCAAGCAGGTTCACCTGCAGCAAATATTGAAAAAGCATTTATTATTGTTGATAAAACAAACAGAAGTGGCTCAGCTTATACTTTAACTTTTAAAGTTACAGGAGCTACAGGAATTGCGTTACGACCACTTCCAGCAGACAAATCAAGCGCACCAGTAATAACGTATGTTTATGATAATGGTTCAGATATTGTTGACGCCTCGAAAGATGTGGCCATTAGTTTTACCAATGGTCAATACATTGCGGATAGTAATGCAAATGAATTATTAACCTTTGGGGTTGTTTCCTCAGCTGTTAATGAAGTTAAAGTCACGAATGCCGCAACAGGAACTGCCGGCCCAATTATTGAAGCACAGGGAGAAACTAATGTTAATCTTCAATTAAGACCTGCGGGATCAGGAGTCATTACTGTCGGTTCTTCCGCAGCCAATGCTACTCTTACTTCCAAGGGTGCTCATGATTTAATTTTATCAACAAATGAAGGCTCAAGTTCAGGAACAATAACTATAACTGATGCGTCTAATGGAAATATTACGCTTACGCCAGATGGTACAGGAGTGGTTACAGCAACTGACGCAGCAGATGCAACGGCAGCAGTAAAAATTGCCGGAAAAGAAACTATATGGGTACCCGCTTTAGCGATGTATCCAACAACTACAAATGGCTGTGCGGCTGTAGCGCAAGTAGAAGGTACAGCTCAAAGACCCGAAATTAAAGCGTGTGATTTTGATCCAAGTTCAGATGAATACGCACAATTTGCTGTGTGCTTCCCTAAATCTTGGGATGAAGGCACAGTAACTTTTCAATCATTTTGGTCCGTAACTGGAACAAATGCTGGAACCGTTTGTTTTCAATTAGCTGGAGGTTCAATAGCGAACGATGCAGCAATTGATACAGCTTTTGGAACTCAAGTAGCTAACACTCCGTTGGCCGCAAGTGGAACCGCAAGCGATTTAATGGTAAATGTCGAGAGTGGAGCAGTAACCATTGCTAATGCTGCTGTTGATACATGGACGTCTTTCCAAATTAACAGAGACATATCCGCAGATGATCAAACAGCGGATGCAAGATTACTAGGAATTAAATTATTCTTCACTACAGATGCAGCTAATGACGCATAAGGAGGATAAATGTCAGGATTCGGATATCATTGGTTAGGTTTTGGTGGAGGGTCAACAGGTCCTTCTCAAGAATTTCCATCAGCAACTGGTGGAACAATCACAACAGTTCAAACAGATTATAAACTTCATACTTTTACATCTGATGGTGAATTTGTTTTCACTATCGGATATGATGAAACTTACGGTGAGAAAGTTCAATTTTTAATGGTTGCTGGCGGAGGCGGCTCAGGACATTCACATGGGGCAGGTTCTGGCGGAGGTGGTTATCTTTATAATGGTGACTATCAACACAGTCTTTCTCAAGGAACTTACCCAATTGTTATTGGAGCTGGAGGACAAGGTGATGACAACGAAGATAATGCAACTAATGGCGGAGCCGCAACATTCGATACTTTAAGTGCCGCAGGCGGAGGTAGTGGCGCAAATTCTTCAGCCAACGGTGCTCAAGGCGGCTCTGGAGGCGGGGGTGGAGCTGGATCTACGACAGGAGGAGAAGGAAATTATCCTGATGTAACTCCTACTTATCCCTCTCAAGGAAATGATGGCGGAGCTTCAACTCCTTCTACACCGAATTGGTTTGCAGGCGGAGGCGGAGGTGCAGGTGGCGCTGGCGCAGCTGGATCAAGTTCCGGTGGCGGCGGAGGAGATGGTTCAACATCCTCACCTATAGATTCTACAGGTCGAGCGGGCGGCGGAAGTGGCTCTGCTCAACGTGCGGGTATGGGTGCAACTACTAATCCCAACCCTAATGGTGGTCCCGATGGAGGCGGTATAGGCTCAATTGGAGGCGCAACAGGTGACTTCGACGGCGAAGATAATAAAGGCGGCGGAGGCGGCGGAGCTTTTACGATTGCTCCGGGCGGTAGTGGAGGAACAGGAATTGTATTAATTCAATACAAGTTCCAATAACTCCATGCATAAAAATTTTGCAAAAATTGATTCTGAAAATCGAGTTAAAAGTATTCACGTTGTAGATCACGCTGACTGTCAAGATGAAAATGGTGAGATATCTGACGCAGTGGGAATTGCTTATTTAACAAAAATTCATGGACATTCAGTCTGGCAACCAGTGGTTGGTCAGGTAGGAAGAATGTATCATTACAGCTCAACATATAATCTTTTTTATCCCCCTCGAGTTTTTGACAGTTGGACTTTGGATGAAGCAGCCGGTAAATGGATTTCTCCCGTAACTTTTCCCATAGCTCTAGACTATTCTATAACGATAGATAATCCTGAAGATGAAGACCACGGAAAAACAGTCACTGTTCAACATGCACCTAAATGGGATGAAGCTAATCAGCGTTGGGTTTCAGGTAAAAATGTTCCCACAGCCCAAATCGGAACAGCAGTTAATGTATGGAATCCCAATACTAGCGTTTGGGATCTAACTAATCTTTAATATTCTTTACCTTAATAATTTCATAATATATAATGCTTTCTAATGAAATGTAGAAAGCGGAATGTATGAATATTGCAAATGTTTATTGGTATTTTCAATCTGCTGTTGATCCAGAGACCTGCAAAAAAATTATTCAATTAGATAAAAGGAAATTTCTCCAAGCTAGTATAAGAGATCACGAACTTTCTCTCAAGAAACTTAAAGAAACGAGAAATTCCCGTGTTAAATTTTCTAAAGAACAATGGTTATTTGATTTAATTCACCCTTATATGGAAGAAGCCAATCGTAATGCTGGCTGGAATTTTAAAATTGATTGGACTGAATCAATTCAGATTACTCGTTATACTAAAAATGGATTTTATACGTGGCATGTGGATCAAGATGCTAAACCTTATCCTTCAAGTTCACCATATGAAAATTATAGAGGAAAAACAAGAAAGTTATCAATGACTATAAATTTAACGGATCCTACCACTTATGAAGGAGGACGGATGCAATTTGAATTTCCTAAAATTGCAAAAAAAGCAGTGGTACGAGAATGTGTGGCTGCTAGACCTCAGGGATCAGTACTAGTTTTTCCTTCATTTGTATTGCATCGTGTAACTCCCGTTACGAAAGGAACTCGTTATTCTTTGGTAGCCTGGTTTTTAGGAGAACCATTTCGATAATCATTTACTTATGAAATATAATCAGTTAATATCTCGATCTGAAAGTATCATGGAAAAAGTTTATAAATGAAATCTATTGGAATTATTGGAAGCGCAACGGAAGGTTTAATAACCGCTTTAGTTTTACGACAGCGTTATCAAAACCAGGAAATCACTATCGTTGATTCTCAAGACATTGGAAACATTGGAATCGGAGAAGGAACTACGGAACATTGGAAAGATTTTGCTAATTTTTGTGGACTTAATGTGGTTGACTGCATTGTTGAAGCTGATGCGACTTTTAAACATGGAACCATGTTTAAAGGTTGGACACGTAAAGATTATCTTCATTATATTGTGGCAAGACCATATAGTTTAACTTTAGCTCAATATCCTTTTTTCTGGGGACATTTTATTAGTAATAATTTTTCATCTGAACAAATTCATGCGCCTAATACTTGGAAAAGTTTAATTAATAAAGCCGAACATCCTAATCAGTTTCACTTTAATACTGATAAATTAAATAAATTCTTGAAAAAAGTATGCATCAGTAGAAATATTAAAATTGTAGAAGATAAAATTGAAGAGGTGAAAATTAAAGATGGTAACATTCAATATGTCAAGGGAAAACAAAAACATATTTTTGATTTTTATATAGATAACACAGGTTTTAAAAAATTATTAATTAGTAAATTAGGAGCCCAATGGATTTCTTATAAGGAGAGTCTTCCTATGAATGAAATGATTACTTTTCAAACCTCTGATACTCCAGAATATAATGCATGGACATTAGCCCAGACTATGTCAGCTGGATGGTTATGGAGAATACCAACGTGGGGACGCTGGGGAAATGGTTATGTATATAATAATAAATATATAGATGCAGCCACAGCTAAAAAAGAATGTGAAAAAATTCTTAAACAAAAAATTAAAACTACCAAAAAGATTAAATTTGATTCAGGGAAAATAGATAAACCTTGGATTGGAAATTGTTGTGCGATTGGATTAAGTTCTAATTTTATTGAACCTTTAGAAACAAGTAAGATAGGGATAGCTGTTAATCAGTCGTTCGTATTAATGCATTATTTAGGAAGCACTGATCAACTTAATCGTGATCAATACAATGCTAAATGTAATCATATCTTTGATAATGCACGGGATTTTGTTCTACTTCATTATTTAGTTAATAAAAAAGATAGTAAATTTTGGAGAGAATTAAAACCTGTTATTCCCCCTCTTTTAAAAAAGCAGCTAGCTATGTGGAAGCATCGGTTACCCATTAAAGAAGATTTTAATCATACTTATTTGTTGTTCGAGGATCTAAATTTTACCTGTATTCTTCATGGCATCGGCCACTTTAATATTAAAAGTATTAAAGATGAATATGAGAGTATTAATACATTAGCTCATAATATGGTTAAAGTGGAATTAGATAACTTTAAGAAAAAAAGTGGGTATGAGGGCATCTCACATAAAAAATATTTAAATTATAATTATTTTTCTGATGCAATATAGAATTTTTCCTTCTTTTTATGATTTAAAACACGTCAAGCATATTAATGCTGAGATTAAAAAACATTTAATGGCTAGGCGAGATTCACCTGCTGGCAATGCCACTAAAACATCTAGGGTTAGACACGTGATGTTGGGAAAGATTAGAAATGCCTTACAAAATTCAAGTTGTATTGAAGCTATTATGCGATGGAATGAAGAAGAGGTGGGATTTGATTTAAATTTTTTAACGGACGAAAAAATACTTAATTATAATGTTTATCAAAAAGGGACAGAATATACTTGGCATATAGATGCTACAGGACGTTCTAGTGCATATGACATGAAATTTACTTGCCTTCTTAATTTATCAGAATCTAAAGTCAAAGGAGGAGATTTTTTCTTATTTGAATCAGGTCCGTTTTGTATTAAGGAATTTAATAATCCTGGAGCTTTACTTGCTTTTCCAAGTTATGTTCCTCATAAAGTAGATAAAATACAATCAGGGATTAGAAAAACTTTAACGATCTGGCTTAATGGACCCAACTTTCGATAATTTTAATTTACACGTAGGAAGGATTGATACCGATCCTTCTCCCGCTTTATTGATGCGGCTTAAAAAAATTATTCTTTTTCGTGATTATAATAACGAGAATAATTATTTAAGAGTAAGAGAAAAAGATAAACCTTTTTATGAAACTTTGTTTACTTTTATTAGGCCGGCTCTCCTTAAAATAATCAAAGGATTGGGTTACCATGATTATAATATAAAAGAATATTGGCAACAAAAATATACTAAGGGGGGCTTTCATGACCTACATTGTCATTCAGTTGAGAAACCGGAACTTTCTTTTATTTATTTTATTAATGCATCTCCTAACTCATCTCCGATTAAATTTTTTTTACCTGGGTATCCCTACATCAAAGTTGAAAATCAAGGAGCGCTTCAACATATGGTAGAGGTTCAAGCCCGCATTGGCAGACTTATTGTTTTTAATAGTTTTATTCCTCATTCGGTGGATCCCAATAAAGATGAAGAACGAGAAATTATTTCTGGTAATATAGCCTATTATCTCAAACCGACTGTTCCAGCTAAAGGCATGAAACATACTGGCTTAACGCTTGAACAAGAACTAATTGATCTCCGCTCTCGGATATAGTATAAAATCTTTAATAGAGGACCACTATGCTACAAAAAATTGGCTTTTTACCAGGATTTAATAAACAAGTTACACCCACCGGAGGAGAATTCCAATGGCAAGGAGGCGACAATGTGCGCTTTCGTTATGGAACTCCTGAAAAAATAGGAGGATGGGAACAACTTGGAGATGATGCTTTAGTAGGAGCAGCCAGAGCTCAACACCACCTTATTAATAATGCTGGAACCAAATACTCCATCATTGGAACAAACAGAATTTTATACGCTTATAGTGGTGGTGTCTTCTACGATATTCATCCCATTAAATCTACAACAACTGAAACAACTTGTTTTGAAACCGAGTATAACACTACATCAGTTACTATAAATACTTCTACCGCTTTAGGCATATCGGCAGGAGATATTATTTTATTAGATAGTTTTACTGCCATTACTGGATCTAATTATGGAGCTTCAGATTTTAAT